CGGGTTCAGCGGTTCCGTCAGGAATCTTGGAGACGACGGTAGTACCGCTCGGCTCGCCCGGGGCGGTCTGCGTAACCTCAGCGGCGCCGGGGCCTTCAATGAATCGCGCGAAGCGACCTGGTTTAATGTAGTTAAATTTCATGTTTCTCAGGGTTTTATAGTGGTTTTACTTTAGAATTTCCGCTTAGGAAGATCATCGAAGATGGTCTTCTGACGTTCGGGTTTCGGTTTCACGGGAGCGCTTCCGCCTCGCGGGGCGGGAACACCGTCTCCGGTTGCTACGTTGGTCTTGCGGACACGGGCCGCTTCAATAGCCGCGTTCTTTCCGTCAATCTCCGCAGCCTCTGCAGCCTCTGCCACAGCCTCGTCATAGGTCATAGCTTTGTACAGCTTCTCAAGCGTGGGCATGGATAGCTTGAGGACGGAGAGGTCGTTGTAGAGGGTGTTGACAAAGCCGATGAATGCGTCCTTTGCAGCGGCATCCATGCCCTGCTTCTCGGCAAACTTGTCAATGTTGTCGTAGGCATCCTTGGTGTTCTTGCGCTTTTCTTCGCCACGGGCACGGAACTCCTGCCCCATGCGCTTGCGCTCGTCGGTGGACTTCTGGTAGTACTCGTAGTCCTCGTCTCCCTCCTTGGCCACAAGGTCTTCGGGGTCGAAGTACTTGGCTACGGCCGCACGGAACGGGGTTCCGTTCACAATCATTTCAGAAACGACGGTGGAAAGGTCTTTGTCGGAATCAAGAATATCCTGGAGGACTTTAGCGTTTTCTTCATCCTCCGAAAGAGCGCGCTCCGCCAGGTCGTCCCATTCCTGGTCGGTCTGCGGATTGGCATCGGCGTACCGGCTGCGCAATCTTTCACGGTACTTCGGCAGGGCCGGAGATTCAGTAGGAGGTGTTTTGGTTTCTTCTGCCATAGAACTGAAATTTTTTCGGTGTAAAAATATGTTTATTTCATCCGTTATCGTTCACATTATGTGAAAACTTGAAGAAAAATAGCTATCTTTGTGCAGGATGAAGAACAACGTATTGGAAATTAACCGCGAGGCTGTTACTTTTTTCTACATGATATTCAGCCACAGGATTCGTGAAGGCATGAATCCGAACGACGCGCGCAATGAATCCTATGACGCGGTTACGCTCCGGTACGGAATTTCCAGGGGCAGACTTTTGAATATAATATCACAGCACAAGAATTCACAATCGGTGAATCAGTCCAAGCTCCGCCAAAACGCCATCGCCCTTATCAAAGAGCTGCAGATTGCAAATAGCGGATTGCAGGATTCGATTCAGCGGAATGACAAGCTGATATCCCTGCTAAAAGAGTGTGTGGAAGATGGTTCATAAGGCGGACATAAAGGCCATGCTCCGGGAAGACAAGGAGAGACGGAACCGGTATTTCCGCGTTTACGACCCTGTCCGAGGAGACCCTACGGGCGAGGTGGTCCCTCGCTCCCCTTTTGATATAGAGGGGGAGACATACTTCGTCCCGAACGAGATGCTGCGTGACGATTTCGTCCGCGGCTATCTCAAGTACAAGGGTGCAAGCGGCCTGCTAAAGGCAAGCGGGGAGTTTGACACGGACGAGAATAGGGAATCCATCGTTGCGCATCTTTTCGAACTCAGGCTCAAGTATGACTTTGAGTTTGCCGCCTACATGACGATGAAGATCCAGGACAAGGAAACCAAGACCTTTATCCCGCTTCTACTGAATGAAGGCCAGCGCATCCTCGTTGGGGAATACGAAAGGCAGCGACTGGCCGGAGACCCTATCCGTGTCCTACTGGTGAAAGCCCGTCAGTGGGGCGGCTCCACCGTTACACAGTGCTACATGCACTGGCTACAGACCTATTGGTACGAGAACTGGCATTCCTGCATCGTTGCCCTCAACCAAACGCAGTCCGTCAACGTGCGTACCATGTACAAAAACCTCATCGCAAGACGGCCCAAGTGGTGCTCCAAACTCTCCTTCCGCCGTTTTGAAAATACCGAGGTAATCAGAATCGTCCCTGAGCGCGGATGCCGCATCCAGATAGGTTCTGCAGCAAAGCCGGAAGCCCTGCGTTCCTTCGACTTCTCCATGCTGCACTTGTCAGAGGTGGGCCTGTGGAAAGACACCAAGGAGGTAAAGGCCGACGATATGGCGCAGACGCTTTACTCCACCGTCCTCAACACGCCCGGAACCATGATTGTGATGGAATCCACGGCAAAGGGCATCGGCAACTTCTTCCATAAGCAGTATCTCGCCGCCTGCGAGAACAAGAAAAAGAAGATTGGCGGTCTGCAGCCGGTGTTCGTTGCATGGTTTGTCGATGCCCGCTATACGCGCCGGTACTTCAACCGCTACTCCAGCACGGCAGAATTTGTTTCCACATGGACGGAATACAACTGGTGGCAGTGGGATCAGGGCGCAACCCTGGACGGCATCTATTGGTACAACTGCACCAAGGCCGAGAACCATTGGTCCGACTTCCAGATGAAGTCCGAATACCCCACCACCGCCGAAGAAGCCTTCCAGTCCAAGAGTGGCCGATACTTTACGGAAGACCTGCTGTCCTGGCTCAAGAAATATGTACGCGAGCCGCAGTTTGTGGGAGAGATTCGCGGAGACGCCACTATCGGCCCCAAGGTGCTGGACAATCTCAAACTCTACTCCAACGACTCACTGGGTGCGGAAGGGTTAAAGATATGGATTAAACCCACAGACAATGCCCCGGCAGGGAAGATTGTCAAGAACCGCTTCCTGGTGACGGTGGACGTCGGTGGCAGGAGCCCGCGGGCCGACTGGTCCGTCATTTCCGTCTTCGACCGCATATCCATGGCCGGGGACTTCGGGGCGCTGGAAAGAGCTGCACAATGGAAAATGCACGTAGATCCGGACATCCTGGCCTATCGTGCTGCGATGGTTGCCTGTTACTACAACAACGCCCTCCTTGCCATTGAATCCAATACCTATGACACGAAAAACAAGAAATCGGACGACGCCGACAAGTCGGAAGGAGACCATACTTATACGGTACTCGACACTCTTGGAGGCATCTATGAGAATCTGTACCGCCGTCGCACGACGCCTGACAACACCAAGGACAAGGAAACAAGACACATCGGCTGGCACATGAACAAGCAGACCAAGTACATGGCCTACGATGATTACACGGTACGCTTAAGGGAAGGAGATTACATGGAGTATTCCCAGGACGCGGCCGATGAAGCTATGTGGCTGATGAATGCGCCCGGCGGCAAGATTGAAGCCATGGAAGGCACACACGACGATATACAGGACACTACCGCCGTGGGGAACTATATCGCCTTCAACAAGATGGAGCCGGTAAAAATAATGGAGGACACCCCCAAACGGGTATCCTCCGGAGTACGGACAAGAAACGGTGGAGAGTCCACTTTTTAAGTAAGGTTGCTTACGACGCTCTTTTTCTTGAGCTGGAACAGGCGCTGCTTGAGTTTGAACAGCTCGCCAAGGAACCGCTCTGAACTCACCTTGAAGAAATCCGGCTGGATAATCGTGGAATAGAACTCCTTGAGCACACCATACTTGATGGCGTTATAGATGGATGCGTCTACAATGGTCAGCACATTGTCGTTGTACGCCTCGTTATCCTGCAGGGTGAATTCTACATAGGTTCCGGCTTCCGGGTCTGGTCCTTCTTCCGTCACCTCGTCATCGAAAGCCGTGTCAATGGCGTTGGTGATTTTCAGCATGGCTTCATAGATATCCGGCAGGCAGGCCCGGACGCACACCGCAAAAAGGTCTTTCTCATCATCGGAAAGCGCATAGTCGTCCGTGAGCGAGTTCCCTTCCTTGGTGGCCAGGTTCTTGGCCATGAAGTTGGACATGAGGGACACATCGTTGAAGAGGGTGTCCCGGTTGTAATAGAAACGGATCTTGGCTTTTTCCGTCGTGGTTGCTTCAATCTTGATATACATAGCTTAAAAGAATTATAGTTACAATACACGGAATTTACGTTCTACGGGTCCCCTGCGGAAGTTGAGGACTTCGCGTATCTGCTTCTTGATACCCTCGCTCCCGAAGTCGGAACCGTGGCCGTACCACTTCTCCTGCACACGGGCGATAAGAAACTCCAGACAGAAGGAGGAAAGCGACTGCAGCAGGGCCGATTCGTGGTTGTCTGTCATAGGAAGGGTATATACGGTGCGAAGGAAGCCAGTATCCTCGTCCACGTTGTTTATGATACTCCCGCCAACGCGGGTTGTCCGCCTGGCAAGTACCGCCGACAGTTCGGCAAGGGCATAGCGGTAGTAGCGCTCAAAGTAAGCCCGGTCATCGTCTGTAATCACCGTCCCGTCCTCTTTAGGGTTCTGCGGAATCCGCTGATAGGAATTCATCAACGACTCGTCCGTAACGCGCTTGAACACCTCTTCCTGGTCAACGACGATGTTCCATACGTTGGTAATGGCTCTTTCTGTACTCATACTCTCAATGGTTTATCGGTTCAAATACTGCATAGCGGCCTGCATGCCTTCCTCCGGCACGTCGGGAAGTGCGGCCTGTATGCCTGCGAGCTGCTGCTGGCTGACACCCTGCCCCTGCTGGAGTTGTGCCGATGCCTGCTGGAGCTTCTGCAGGAGGTCGTTCCCAAACGGCTTGGCTCCACTGGCCTGGTACTGCTCAAGGCCGATGGCTCCGTTCATCAGGAGATTGGCCATCAGCTGCTCATTATACAGACGTACGACGGCGGTGTCCACACTCTTGCGAATCTGGTTCTTGAGTTTGTACTTTCGTACCTCGGCGGCAACATAGTGCTTGGCCTCCTCGCTGGCACCTTCCGGTGCAGGTGAGTAGCTGTCTTCGCAGAACTGCTGGATAAGCTGGATGAGTTTGTAGTCCCTCTGTTCCAGGAACCACGCAAAGGACTCCACGTAGTCCATGGTGTTCAGCTGGGAGTTGTTAACCTGCTGGTTGTAGAGGGAAGCGGGCGTGCCTGCTGTTGGAGCCTTGCCCTGCATGGCGCTCTGCACACCGGAGATATCCATCATCATCCGCATCATCAGGTTAATCATCTCAAACTGGCCGATATTCACCTGATGTCCCGCGAGTTGCTGTGGAATCATGGCACCGTCCTTCATCTTAATCTTGATGACGCCACGGTACT